CGGCCTTCTATCTCTATCGAGGATGCCATTCCGAGTGGCGTCCTGCTGAAGTGCGATGAGGTACGAGGACGTGATGACGTCGGCGTTGCCTATCACTTTGCAGGATACGGCGAAGTAGCTTAGCTCGATGGCGTCGAGGGCCTCTGACTTGTGCTGCGTGTAAGTAGCCATCTTGCTGGCGGCATAGTCGGCCGCGTAGGGATCGGTGGCCGGTTGTGCCAATGAACTCCCGGCGTACAGGGCAAACGCGGCGGCAATAACGGCAAGGCGGGGCATGGCGTGTCCAATCGTGGGTTACTGGGGGCGTGCCGTCTGGCGCTGGCCAGCCGCTTTCAGTGCAGCCTCCAGTAGCCGGCGGATGGTTTCGTTGCGCGAGATAATGCCGGCCTCGCGTTGGTGCGCATCAATCGCGTCGAGGAGCTGATCGGGCAGCAGCAGCAGGATGCGCGGGGTGCGTTCGTTCATGGCGTGTCCACCAGGTCGAGGCGCCGCTCGATACGCTGCAACCGCACATCCAGCCGTGCCATTTGTTCCTGCACGTTCGCAACCGACTGCGCATCGGTCGCTCCGACATACCGCAACCCTGCCATATGCTTCTCTAGCGCGGTCAGTCTCTGGTCGATCGTGGTAAACCGGCTGTCATGGTCGCTCAGCTTGTCCAGCACCCGCTGGACCATCGCCTGCAGCAATTCAAGGCTCGGCTCGGCCATCGCGTCTGATCCTCGGTTCCGGCCGGGTCTCTTTGGCCGGCTTGTGGCCATTGTATCCCTTGGATATATGGAAAGTCAACGGATATCGTAATGACCGTCATGCAACAGGACCGCATTGCGCTGGATCGCGCGGCGTCGGTCCGCACCATCGACCAGGACGGCCATATGCATATCGCGGACAGCGCGATATCGAAGGCGAATGTCTGCGGTTACCGCGGCTCGGAGATACCGGATTACGAACACCTCGGCCTGCAACCGGACAAGCTGTACCAGCTTCTCCGCGACCCGGCGGAACTCGAAAAGGCCGCCGACAGTTTCAACGGCAAGCCGCTACTCATCGAACACAAGCCGCAGACCGCCGCCGACCATGACCGCGAGTTGACTGTCGGCAGTGTCGGCAACGTGCGTTGGGAAGCGCCGTATCTGCGCGGCGAGCTGGCGGTGTGGGACGCGTCGGCGATCGCCGGCATCACGAGCGGCGAGCAGAAGGAACTGTCCGCCGCCTACCGCTATGTCCCGGTGATGGAGCCGGGCACTTACGACGGCACCCGATACGACGGGCGCATGACGCAGATTCAAGCGAATCACGTGGCCTTGGTCGCCGATGGCCGCGCGGGAAGTGACGTTGTTGTCGGCGATTCACAACTGGGAGACATACACATGACGACGAAGCTCTCGCGTCAGGCGCTGCTCGCGAGCGGCGCGTTGCATGCGTACATCCGGCCGAAGCTCGCCAAGGATGTAAAGCTCGACCTAACACCGCTTCTCGCCGGTATAACCGGCAAGACGTGGAAGGCCGACAAGGCGAAGCTGAAGCTGGCGATGGACAAGGCCATCGTCGGCAAGCTCGCGGCCGATGCCGACATCACCGACGTGGTCGAAATGTTGGACCAGCTCGAGGAAATGGCCGACGAGACCACAGCGGTCGACGAGGAAGCGGAAACTGACGAAGAGCGAAAAGCCCGCCTCGCCAAGCGCGCCGCCGACAAGGCCGCGAAGGACGAGTTCCCCGACAAGAAGGACGATGACAAGAAGGACGACAAGAAAGTGGCGCAGGATACGACGATCACCAAGCCGGCGATGGACGCTGCGATCGCCGACGCCATCACCAAGGCGAACGCCGCCAACATGGCGAACTTCGCTGCCATCCGCGAGGCGGAGAAAGAGGTGCGTCCGTACATCGGCGAGCTTGCCGAGCCGCAGAAGGATGCCGCCGCCGTGTATCGCCTGGCACTCGATTCGCTCGGGGTCGATGCGAAGGACGTGACCGAGATTGCCGGCCTGCGCCTGGCGCTCAAGTCGCAGCCGCTGCCTGGCACGGAGCACCGCACCCCTCGCCTCGCACAGGACGCCGCCAGCGAAGAGGCGAAGTTCCGCAAGGCTTATCCGGGCGCCAGCCGCCTGATCCGTACGTAAGGGAGCAACTCGCATGGCACTGCCAGCGTTTCAGACAACCATCAACCCGTTCGCCCAATCGCTCGCCCCCGCCATCGAGGGGGACTGGGCAAGCAGCAACCCCCGCGCCTCGATGCTCGCCGGCGAAGGCGCGCTGGTAGCCGGCGCCGCGCCGGTCACCGTCGGCCGCTTCGGCTGGGCGTCCGCCGCCGGCCTGGTCAGCAACAGCTTTCCGGGCGCCGGTGCGCGCGTCGGCTTCATCGGCATCCACCAGCAGGTGGCGCTGATCACCAGCTACCTCGGCGGCTTCAGCATGGCCGTGCAGCCGGGCTACGAGATGACTCTCCATGACACCGCCGACGTGTGGATGCGGTTCGCCGCGGGCGCGACGGTGGGACAGAAGGTGTTCGCCAACTACGCCGACGGCAGCGCGATTTCCGGGGCCGCAGGTTCCACACCCGCCGGCGGGGCGGTCACCGCCTCGATCGCCAATACCGGCGTAATGACCGTGACTGCGGTCGGCTCCGGCACCATCCTGCCAGGTCAGCCGGTTTCCGGCGGCACCACCGCGGCCGGCACCGTCGTCACCAGCCAGCTGACCGGCACGCCGGGCGGCACCGGCACGTACGCGACGGCGCCGACCGGGCAGACCGTCGCCTCCGCCGCACTCACCACGGCCGGCGGATTCGAGACCCGCTGGTTCGTCGACAGCACCGCCGCTGCCGGCGAGCTGGCCATGACAAGCACGAGGGGTTAGTAAGATGATCAGTCGCGCCGAACTGGACTTCCTGGCCACGCAGGGCATTCACCTGCCGCAGGGAACGATCTACGCCGCCGATGCGCAACTCGCGATGGATGCGCAGTCGCCGACCATCTATCCGCAGAACGCGGGCGTGCCGTGGCAGATGACCAACATCATCGACCCCGAGGTCATCCGCGCTCTGGTCACGCCGATGAAGGCCGCGATCATCCTCGGCGGCGAGACTGCCAAGGGCAACTGGACGACGCTCTCGACGCAGTTCCCGGTCACCGAGTCGACCGGCTACACGACCAGCTACGGCGACTTCAACAACAACGGCAACGTCGGCGCCAACTTCAACTGGATACCGCGCCAGTCGTATGCGTTCCAGACCGTGACGCAGTGGGGCGAGCGCGAGCTTGCGCTGTACGGCGCCGCGGCGATCAGCTACAGCACGGAGCTGAACACGGCGACCGCGCTGGTGCATGCCAAGTTCATGAATAAATCGTACTTCAACGGCATCGCGGGCTTGCAGAACTACGGGCTGCTGAACGATCCGTCGCTGTCCGCGGCGCTCACGCCGGCGACGAAGGCCGCGACCGGAACGCTGTGGAACAACGCGACACCGACCGAGGTCAACGCAGACATCCAGGCGCTGTACACCAAGTTGCAGACGCAGCTTGGCGGCAACCTCAGCCTCGATAGCGAGATGGTCCTAGCGATGTCGCCGGCGACCGAGGTGTTCCTGCTGAACACCAACTCGTTTGGCATCAGCGTAAAGGACCTGCTGAAGAAGAACTTCCCCAACATGCGGATCGAGACCGCGCCGGAATACGGTACGGTCGGCGGCAACCTGATGCAGCTTATCGTGACGCAGATCGACGGCATTCGGACCGGATACGCAGCGTTTACCGAGAAGCTCCGCAGCCACATCCTCGTGCCGTTGCTGTCATCGTGGCAGCAGAAGAAGTCGGGCGGTACTTGGGGCGTGGTCATCCGTCGTCCCCTTGCGATCGCCCAGATGCTTGGCGTCTGAAGGAGAACCCAAATGGCTGTTGAACCCAAGCCAACCGCGAAAACCGTGTTTGTCGGCTGCAAGCTGCCGCACGGCATCGAACTGCGCCTCTACAACGTGACGAAGGATCAGCCGTCGCAGCCGGTCGGCGATCCGGTTGTGCTGGCCGGCTCGAATGCCGACAACGCGGTGGCCGGCTATGGCATCACCGAGAACGTCGACGCGGCATTTTTCGCGGCATGGATGGACCAGAATCAGCAATTCCCCGCCGTGCGCGCCGGGCTGATCTTTGCCGAGACCGACGCTGCCAAGACGCGTGATGCGGCGATCGAGCGGGCGCGCGTCGAGTCCGGCTTCGAGGGCCTGAACCCGGAGCAGCCGCCGGGCGGTGTGCAGCCCGACAACTACGAAGGCCGGCCGGCGACGAAAGCGACCTGATGTCCGGCACCGGCGTCGCCACCTTTTCGTTCGACGACTGGCTTGCCCGGTATCCCGAGTTCCAGGATGTCGTGTCGAAAGCCACCGCGACGGCGATGTTCGCCGAGGCGACGCTGTATCTGGCGGCTGACGCATCCAGCCCGGTTGCCGACGTGGGGCAGCGCACCGTGATCCTCGGGATGATCACCGCCCACATCGCCGCGCTGTCCCAGCGCGACCTGGTGGGGCGGATCAGCAACGCCAGCGAGGGCACGGTGTCGGTCCAGACCGACATGGGGCCGCCGAGTGGCAGCGCCGCATGGTGGCAGCAGACGCGCTCAGGCGCGTCCGCGTGGCAGGCGCTGGCGGGGCTACGGACCATGCACTATCTGCCCGGACCCGCTGTACGGCCGCGTGGCTGGCCGTACGGGCTATATGGCGGCTTCCCAGGGGCGCGCTTCTGATGCCGGACGTCGGCATCACCGGCGGCGCGCGGCTGGACGCTTATCTGCGGCGGATCGCCGAAGGCGTGGGCGCGCCGAAGGCTGTCCGTGCGGGCTTCCTCGAGGGGTCGACCGAGGCCGACGGCACCAGTTTGCCGATGGTCGCCGCGCTGAACGAATGGGGCGCACCCGCGCGCGGGCAGCCGCCGCGTCCGTTCTTCCGGCAGATGATCGCCAAGCACAAAGGCGAGTGGGGCGATCAGCTCGGAAAGCTACTGGCGATCCACGATTACGACGCGACGCACTGCCTTGATCTGATGGGCGAGGTGATCAGCGGCGAACTGCGGCAGTCGATTGTCGACCTGGTGGCGCCTCCGCTGTCGCCGATTACCATCGCGCGGAAGGGCAGCACGAAGCCGCTGATCGACACCGGCACGATGCTGAACGGCGTCGGGCATGAAGTGGGGGATGCGTGAGTGAGTGACCGCTGAAGGCGCGAGTACAGCGCCTCTATATCGGCCGCCATCTCATCTATCGCTGCCTTCTTCCAGGCGTCCTTCCGAGCTTTTCTGGCGCGAGAACGCCGCTTGCGCTCCGTCGCCGTCATCGCCGTCTTGCCGATCGGTCGCCGTCCCATGCCGCCATTCTGGCATGAACTGCGGAATAGGAAACCCATGAACCTTCACGCGCTGGTCGCGCCCATGGTGGCGGCCATAAACCCTATGGTCACGGTGCAACTGCGCACGAGTTCCGGCAGCACGACCGGCGATGATGGCTCACGCATTCCGGCGTATGCCGACCCGATCGATGTTTCCGCGCAGATTCAGAGTCTCCAGTACCAGGATATCCTCAAGCTCGCGGGTCTGAATCTGCAAGGCGTGAGGAACAAGATTTACATGAGCGGCAACTGGCAGGGCATCGTGCGCGCCGACCGTAAGGGTGGCGACTTGCTCACCATGCCGAACGGCGACGTTTACCTTGTGGCGCTCGTGCTGGAGAGTTGGCCAGATTGGACTTGCGTCGCTGTTACCGAGCAGCTGCGGCCGTGATGCCAGCCACGATCAGCCTCACCGAGAAGCAGACGATGGCGGCGCTCCGCGCCGTGCTGACCGGCTTCCTGCCCGCCGGTATCCCGGTCGTGCGCGCGGAAATGAACCGCGTGCCTGAGCCGATGGAGGGGGACTTCTGCGTGCTCACCCCGATCCTCCGCACCCGCCTCGCGACCAATACCGACACGTTCATCGACGCACCCACAGCGACACCGCCGGCCGGCGCGCGCAACTCGCTATCCCCGATGCAGATCACGGTGCAGATCGACGTGCACGGCCCGGCCAGCGCGGACAATTCGCAGATGATCGCAACGCTACTGCGCGACGAATACGCGTGCATCCAGTTCACGGCGACCGGATACGACGTGCAGCCGCTCTATACCGACGATCCGCGGCAGACTCCGTACGAGAATGCGGAACAGCAGACCGAATGGAGATGGTCGATTGACACCGTGTTGCAGGCGAACCCGGTGACCACCACGGCCCAGGACTTCGCCGATCATCTCCTGGTGACGCCGATCATCGTCGACGCGGCGCCGTAGCGTGCAGACCCTGCTTTTGGATCGGACGACCTGGGACCTGGTGCTCGATGCCGCCGGCAACATCGCGGTCGCATCGGACCCATACGCGCTGGCGCAAGACGCGGCCTCGGCCATCCGTCTGTTCGCGGGCGAGCTTTGGTACGACACCACGCAGGGCATTCCGTATTTTGAATCGATCCTCGGCCGCCCGCCGCCGATCGCGTTCATGAAGTCGCGCTTCGTTGCCGCCGCACTGACCGTTCCCGGCGTCGCCTCGGCGGTCGCCTACATCACCGGCATCGAGGGCCGCACCGTCACCGGACAGGTGCAGATCATATCCACGTCCGGCCAGACCGCCGTCGCCACCTTCTAGGAGTTACCCAATGCCAGCCCAAGCCATCCCTGCATCGCAGGTGGTATCGGTCGTCCCGTCGGTGCTCGGCGCGGGCGGTTCCGCGCTCGACATGCTCGGGCTGATTCTGACCGCGAACAACCGCGTGCCGATCGGCGCGGTGCTCTCGTTCCCCGATCAGGCCGGCGTCGCGCGCTTCTTCGGCTCGACCTCGCAGGAGGCGACGCTGGCGGCGATCTACTTCCTGGGCTTCGACGGCTCGACCGTAAAGCCGGGCGCGCTGCTGTTCGCACAGTATCCCGCCGCGCCGGTATTCGCGTGGCTGCGCTCCGGCAACGTCTCGAGCCTGACCCTGGCGCAGTTGCAGGCGCTGTCCGGCTCGCTGATCGTCACCATCGACGGCGTGGTGAAGACCGCCGCCGCGATCAACCTCGCCGCCGCCACCTCGTTCTCCGCCGCCGCCGCGCTGATCCAGACCGGGCTGGCGATCACCGGCACCGTGGGCGCCACCGTCACGGCCAGCATCGCCACCACGGTCCTGACGGTCACGGCGATGACCACCGGCACGCTGGCGGCGGGGCAAATCCTCTCCGGCGGCACCGTCACCGCCGGCACCACGATCGTCGCGCAGTTGACCAGCACCGAGCCGGACGGCTCGCTGGGCCTCCGGGGCACCTACACCGTGTCCGCCTCGCAGACCGTCGTCTCCGCTGCGCTCACCGCGACCAACCCGGCGGTGTCGTATGACAGCCTCTCCGGCTCGTTCGTCGTCGCATCCGGCACGGCTGGCGCGGCGAGCACGATCGGCTACGCCACCGGCACGCTGGCGACCGCGCTGATGCTGACGCAGGCCGCTGGCGCCACGATCAGCCAGGGCGCCATCGCGGGCGTGCCGGCGACCAACATGGACCGCATTGTCGCGCTGAACTCCGACTGGGCGCAGTTTATGACGGCCTGGGAGCCGCTGACCGCGGATAAGGTCGCGTTCGCCGCCTGGACCAACGCGCAAAGCAATCAGTACGGCTTTGTGAATTGGACCACCAACCTCGCGCCGACGACCGGAACGGACACTACCTCGTCGGGCTACCTGATCCAACAGGCGGGCTACTCGGGGACGGTGCTGGTCTATGCCAACAACCCGATCGGCGACATTGCCGCGTTCGTCCTGGGCTACGGCGCCTCGCTCGACTTCGCCGCCACCAACGGCCGCGCGACTGCCAAGTTCCGCCGCCAGAGCGGGCTTGCCGCCGACGTGATCGACGGCACGATCAGCAAGAACCTGGAGGCCAACGGCTACAATTTCTTCGGCGACTACACGACGCGCAACGATGCGTTCGTGTTCTTCGCGAACGGCATGGTGACCGGGCCGTTCAAATGGTTGGACAGCTACCTGAACCAAATCTGGCTGAACAACGCGCTTCAGCTTGCGCTGATGTCGCTGCTCGTGGAGGTCAAGTCGGTTCCCTACAATCAGGTGGGTTACACGCTGATCCGTGCCGCGTGCCGCGATCCGATCGACGCGGGGATGAACTTCGGCGCGATCCGTGCCGGTGTGCCGCTCTCGGCCGCACAGGCGGCGGAGGTGAACTTTGCCGCGGGCGTCAAAATAGACGACGTGCTCCAGAACCGCGGGTGGTTCCTTCAGGTGAAGGACGCGACCGCTCAAGTCCGGGCCGCACGAGGAACGCCGCCTATGTCCTTGTGGTACATGGACGGACAGTCGGTTCAGAAAGTTGTGCTCGCGTCTGTGGAGGTAATGTAACATGGCCGGACAAACGGTGCGGCGTATCGTACTAGCATCGACCCTTGTGATGTAGTATACATGCGGGACAGTCGGACGCTTGTAACGCCCGGCTGCCCCTGACCTCAAGCACGGACGTGACCCATGCCCAAGGCTACGCAGCCTCTTAACACGCCATTCCCTTGTCCGCGATGCGGCGGGGAGCGCGAACCGTCTCCAGCCAAATGGCGGCGGACCTTTTGCAAGGCGTGTGCATCCGAGGACACGCGAAGACGGTACGCAGCCAAGCGCAAGCCCAGTCCCGCGCCCATTGACAAACGGACGGTCGCTCTCAAGAGATGCCCTGTCTGCAAGACGACCAAGCCGCGTGCCCAGTTCAACAAGGCAAACCGCTGCAAGGACGGCCTTCAGCCAAAGTGCAGGGCCTGTGACCATGCATACTACGCCGCGAACCCAGACCGCCATAAAGCATGGGTCTACGCAAGGCGGGCGGCAAATCCGGAAGCCCATCGGGAATACAATGCCGCCTACCATCGTGCCAACCCGAGGACAGAGTACAATGCGGCATATCGAGCGGCGAACCGCGAAGACTGCAATGCACGCGCGGCGGACTGGTCAAAGCGCAATATAGAGCGGAAGCGCGCCAGCAGCGCGGCCTGGGCAGCCGCAAATCCGGAGCGAAGCAAAACCAATCACCGGAAATGGCAGATAGCCAACCGCGACAAGGAGTGCGCCAAGGCTGCCCGGCACCGTTCCGCGAAGATGAGAGCGTGTCCGTCCTGGGCCGACCTGCAAGAGGTCGGCTGGATATATGCCGAGGCGCAGAAGGTGTCGCGGGAGACAGGCATCGAGCATCACGTCGACCACATTGTGCCGCTACAGTCGAGGTGGGTTTGTGGACTTCACGTGCCACACAATCTGCGTGTCGTGCCAGGAGTTGAAAACATGTCTAAAGGAAATCGACGCTGGCCGAATATGCCAGCCCACCTAGGAGTCGCATGATGGCTGGTCAAACTATAACGGCCGCAAATAGCACCTATTTTTTGGCAATCCTCGATCTGTTCCCCGCACCGCAGCAGTTGCAGGGATTTAGTGCCGACGCCGCGTTCGCCTCCGAGGCGTTCGACAGCGTCGAGGTCGTGATGGGCGTCGATGGCAATATGTCGGCGGGTTGGATTCCGGTGATCAAGAAGCAGACGATCTCGATCATGCCGGACAGTCCCTCGGCCGATATGTTCGATGCGTGGTATGCCGCGCAGGAGGCGGCCCGCGAACTGTACTTCGCGCAGGGTGTGATCGTGCTGCCGTCGATCCGCAAGGAGTTCACCATGGTCAAGGGTGTGCTTTCGACGTATGTGCCGCACGCGGAGGTGGCAAAGACGCTGCGGTTCCGACAGTTCGGAATCACGTGGCAGTCCATCTTGCCCGCGCCGCTCTAGTGGCGCGCAAGGAAATCACCGTCACGATCGAGGCGGACAATCGCGACCAGGGTAAGATGTTCTATATCCGCGAGCTCAGCGCGACCAAGGCGGAGCGCTGGGCGGCGCGGGCCTTGCTTGCGCTCGCGCGCTCCGGCGTCGATGTGCCGCCCGACATCGCAAGCTCCGGTCTCGCGGGCGTCGCGGCTTTCGGCATCCGTGCCTTTGCCGGGGTCGCGTTCGCCGATGCCGAGCCCCTGATGGCAGAAATGCTGACATGCTGTCAGATCATCCCCGATCCATCGCGTCCGCAGGTCCGGCGCGCGATGATCGAGGACGACGTCGAGGAGATTTCCACGCTGCTGCGCCTGCGCGAGGAGGTGCTTTCCCTGCATCTGGGTTTTTCGCTGCGCGACTACCGATCGACACTGACGGCGCCGGCGCCGATGACAGACGACCATTCATCGAATACCGCAACCTATCGCGTGCAGTAGGCTCGGTCGTGTCCAGCAGACTGGCGACCCTGTATGAGCTGGACGAGCTATACGGCACTGAGGACCTGTATCTGCTGCTCGAAGTATTGACGGTGGACGCGCACAACACGCGTGTCGCCAATGAGCGGGATCAGTAGGCCGTGACCACGATCGTCGATGCTCTCGTCGTCACCCTGGGCCTGAATTCGTCCGGCTTCGTGCAAGGTCAGAAGCAGCTTCAGGAGAACCTGGGCAAGTCGAAGGAGAACGCCAACCAGGCGGCGAAGCAGATCGAGGCATCTGGGGCGCGGGCAGCGCAGTTTTTTACCAAGCTTCGCAACGAGGCGATCGCGCTGTTCGCGGTGTTCACCGCCGGACGCGGGATCAAGGACTTTGTCCGCGACATCATAACCGGCGACGCGGCGGTAGGACGGGTCGCGCACGCGCTCCACATGAGCGTCCAGGAGCTTTCCGCGTGGCGAGCGGCGGCGGAGCAAACCGGCGGTTCGGCGGAGAGCATCACCGCGACGCTGACCTCGATGGCGAGCCAGTTCGAGGAATTCCGGCTGACCGGGAAGGGGCTGGAAGGCTGGATCGGACCGCTCAACCGGATGGGCGTCAGCCTGACGGACGGCGCGGGCAAGGTCAAAGACTACACCGCGATCCTGATGGAACTCGCGGACAAGTTCCGCGAGTTCGACAGAGCGGGCCATCCCGAGCAGGCGACCGCCTTCGGCGCACGCTTCGGCTTCGACCAGAACACCGTCAACATGCTGATGAAGGGATCAGCGGCCCTCAAGCAGATCATGGAAACGGCGCGGCAAAGCGCGCCAAGCGATGAGGACGTTGCGCGGGCGCAGAAGATAGAGGCGGCATGGGCCGCGTTGCAGACGCGCATTCCCGGGGTTGTCCGCACCGTCGTGTCCGCGTTCGAGCCGGCGATCGACGATGCGATCAAGGGTGTCGATGCGTGGCTTGGGAATGCCGTCAATCGCGACTGGCTGAAGCAGAAGGTTGATGAGGCTATCACCTCGGTCAAGGCGTTCTGGGCCGAGATCAACGTCGTTGTCGAGAAGATGGGCGGCTGGAAGCTGATCGGCGAAGTCGCGCTCGGCATGTGGGCCGCGTCAAAGGTCGCGCCGATCATCTCCGCTATCGTCGCCTTGGGCGGTGCACTGTTCACCGCGCTGGCCAATCCGGTGGTGCTGGCGGCGCTGCTCGCGTGGGGTGTGTATTACACCGCGACACAGCGCTTCAAGGCGGATACGCGCGAAGAGCGCGATACGATGATGCGTGGCTGGTCGCAGACCTCGCCGTTCTGGGAAGGCGTATCCGAGGAAGAGCAGTTGCGGTTTCCGGAATCGCCCGCATCACGCCGCCGCGCCGGCACCAGCGGCAGCCTGATGGAGCGCGGATGGAATTGGCTGACGGGAAGAACCGGCGGCACCGCGGGCACGACGACGGCAGAACAGAAGGTTCTCGCGCAACAGGGGATGGACTACTTCACCTCGAAGGGCTGGTCGAAGGAACAAGCGGCCGGAATACTGGGCAATCTGCAACAAGAGAGCGGTTTTGGTGCAAAGGCCGGCGCCGGTTCCGCGCACGAGGGAGCCGCACAGTGGAGCGCGGAGCGTAAGGCGCAGATCGAGGCACATTCGGGCAAGCCGTTGATGTCGATGAGCTATGCCGAGCAGCTCGAAGCGATTCACTGGGAACTGACCGAGGGCCGCTACAAGGGCGTCGGCGATAAGCTGAAGACCGTAACCGGCGCACGCGAGTCTGCCGCGCTGATCGACGAGCAATACGAGGTTCCCGGCAACTACGCGACCGAGAACCCGAGGCGGAGCGCCAACGCGGAGGCGATCCTGCAATCTCACAACGCCCGGACTGCCGGCGGACTGCCCGCTGCGCCCGCGCCCGTCGTCAGCCCGGACCTGTCGCTAGGCATGCGCGCGACGCCCGCCGCTCGCGCGCCGTTGGTGGTGAGCAGCAATGACAACAGCACCGCCGTCCAGACCGGTCCGATCACGATCCACACCGCCGCGACGGACGCGCCCGGCATCGCGCGCAGCCTCAAGACCGCGCTGCACGACACGATGCGCGCCTCGCAGATGAACCGAGGGCTCGCCTGATGCCGGATGCACCGGTCTATACCGGCTATCAAGTCGCGCAGTCCGGCCAGGGCGAGATCAACGGCATCGCGTTCATCGTCAAGCAGCTGCTCAGCCGCGTTGGCACCTCGACCATCGTCAAGGTGACGGCGGTGACCAACGCGGGAGGATTGGAGCCGGTTGGATTTGTCGATGTTGTCCCGCAGGTCAACCAGAAGGATGGAGCCGGCAATACCGTGCCGCACGGCACGATTCACGGATTACCCTATTCCCGCCTGCAGGGCGGCACTGACGCGGTGATCCTCGATCCAAAGGTCGGAGACCTCGGCATCGCGGTGTTCGCGAGCCGCGACATATCCAGCGTCAAGGCTGGCAAGAAGCAGGCCAACCCCGGTTCGCACCGCCGCTTCGACATGGCGGATGGTATGTACGTGGGAGGGCTGCTCAACGGCACGCCAACCCAGTATGTGCGGTTCTCCGCCGACGGCATCACGATCTGCACGCCAGTGCAGATGATACTCGACGCTCCAGCCGTGTTGACGACCGGAAACCTGATTGTCAGCACCGGCGCCTCGGGGTCGTTCCCTACCGCGTCGGGTCAGATTGTCACCGTGCTGGATGGCATCGTCGTCAATATCTTCTGAGGAGCCGACGATGCAGCCGCAGGGTCTCGCTCTTATCAATACCGCACACATCCAGAATATCGCGACAATGGCGCAAAACCGCGCGCAGGCAGCGATCACGGCGATCGAGGAGACCGGCATCAAGGCGAAAATCGAAGCGTTGGCCGGCTCTCTGGGACAGGCCGGCACATCGCTGTCAGGCGTCTCGGCGGCGCTGACCGGCGCGATGGGCGATTTGAACGCGATCATCGCTCCGATGCAGGCGAAGCTACAAAGCATGATCGATGGCGTGATGCCGTCGCTTCAGGCGCAGGTGACGGCCATGCAGTCGCAGGTCGGCAAACTGGTCAATCTCAACACGATCGTGCCGACCGAGGCGTGGGTGGTCGAGTTCAAGTCGAAGCTGATCACGGCGTTTCCAAACTACACCGCGGAACTGCCGACGACGCTATCTTCGACGGTTGCCGGGTTGCAATCACAGCTTACCAGCGCAGCGAATGGGGTGCTTGCGAATCTTCAGGGGGCGTTCAGCAAGATTTCAACGGCCCTCCCCTCTATCACCCTGCCTACCGTGTCTATCTCTCTGCCGACGATCGCCTGATGAGCGTTGCGGTATCTTCATCTGTAACTCAGCGTCCTGATCCCGGCAGCTTCGTGCGCCGCAAGATCGACGTGACGTTCAAGCGGGGAGCCGGCAAGTTCACATCCAGCAATAGCGATACCGTCACGCTGTCCGGTCTGCGCGTCTCCGCCCATATCTCGCAGGCCGGCGGTATGGCGCAAGGCACGCTGGACATGCAGGTGTTCGGCATGACGATCTCGCAGATGAACGACCTGGCGTGGGCCGGAA